CGGGGCCTGGGGGAATGCGGAAGCCGGATGGAAGGAGGTTGCCCGGCATTGGGATCCCAAGGGCGCGGATGGAAGCGGCTGCAATGTGTCCGAATGTCTTGCCTATTGTTTCGACAAAGAGACCAATGTCAGGAGGGAAATTGCTTTTTCGGTTCCTCACACCCGCGACAAGAACGAGTATGAGGGGGGCAGGAAGGTGATGAAACGTGTTGCTTTGGACAGCGAACGGGATATTTACGAACTCTGCGCGAATATGGCTTCCCGCCGAATCCGCGCCTGCATTTTGCAGGTGCTTCCCGGGTGGCTGACGGATGAAGCTATGGAAGCTGTGAAGATTACGCAGGAGAACGGATTCAAGCGGAGTAAGGATGATATTCTCCGCTCTCTGGAAGCTAATTTTTTAGTCTATGGAGTGACGCGTGCCCGGCTTGAAGCCAGGTTGGGTCACAAACTGGAAGAAATGTCCGTAAATGAATTGCGGGATTTGAGCAATGTTTATAACGGCATTGTTGAGGGGGTAAGGAAGGTTAGAGACGAGTTCCCCGTAGATGACCAGCCCGCCCGTGACCCCTCCCTGCCGGAGACTCCTGCATCTGCCCACGCTCCAAAGGCAGCTCCCAGGACGACGCAGGCCCCGCCGCCTGTAACCGCACC